TCTAGTAATTTTTGAACTTGAAACGCTTGACGCAACTGATTGATTGTTGCTGCTGTGGCATCTGACAAATCTGCCACTAATCCTTGGTTTATACCGTCTGCAAAATATGCTGCACCGCTTGCACCTGCTGTGTTCAACGCATATAAATTTCCAGTACCTGTCGTGTATTGCAAACCGCCCAAGCCGGTTGCTACTGAATCTTGGAATGTTGGTTGCACTGATGCATTACCAAGCACTGGTGCTGTTGTTCCTAGCGGTAGATCGACACTGGTGCCTTTCTGCGGCCATGGTAATGCACTTGTAAAATAATCATGACGCTTGCCGCGTTTTAGCAAATCATAATTTAAATGTACGTAATCTGGTCCATCACCTGTGTATTGAATCACTGAATCTTGCAAGTTCTGGTCTCTAAACCACTCGTTCCAAATTCTGTTATATGCCCTAAAAGGTAAAGAATTTGTTGCCTGAAATACATTGGGTACTTGTGTTGGCAGTCCCATGTAATCGAAAATTGATCCTTCTGAAAACACTGATGTAGTTCCCGGGTGTAAAACGGGAACTGTGTAATCAATAGAGTCTCCTGGGTCATCTTGCTCTCCGCAAAACCTTTGCCAGTTGTCCCACAACAACCTGTTTGGGACGCTAAAGAAGAATACGTCCATAAACAAATTATCCATCACTGGATAAATTGGTGTTGCCATACGGCTAAACGCCGTCAACTTGACTCTGAATGTGTCGCCTGGCAGCGCCTCATCAACAAGAATTGGTATCAAGTTTCCGCTGTCAAACGTTGTTTTGACAGTGTGCGATCTATTAAAACTCGATCGTGGTATCTGTACCGATGGTACTTCACTAAAAGTGTGATTAGTTGTGTGCGATGGTCTACGACTCATATTCAATTACCTTTTCGTTTTTTGTTGCAATGAATTCAACTCCATTGCCAATAGTGCTTTTATTAGTGGTTGGTTCTCCGGTCTCGTCGTCGAAGTCAGCAATTTTAAATAATGTGTAATCCGACGGATGTTTGCCAAATTGGTGTTCTTCACTGTTTACACAATCCCCGAAAGTTCGCGTTGCCATGCCAATCTCTGGCAGGATAAACGGGGGCAAAAATGCCTTTGCTTTCTCGTCGTATATGCTAAACATGTGGTACTTCATTCGCTCAACCCTCTTTTTAGTTTTGTTACTCGTGCTGTTAGGCACTTTTCTTTTACTCTTAACCTTTCTAGGTTATTGTCTTCTGCTCTTGCTTTTGCCGCTTTTACTCTACGTTTTCGCACCAACTCTGCTTCAGCTGGTTTTGTCTCTTTATATCTAGCCCAGTAGTACTTTGGGACAATCCTTTTCTTACCCTCGAGTACGAGCTCGTCTCTCGGAAAAACATCTGACTCGTATTTGTCTATCCACTCTTGACCTATGCCAGGACGCCTGGACATGGTCGTGTATTCTGGGCGGACGTTGTACCAAATGCCGCCTTCTAACTTTTTGTAATAGTCTTCGGCCATTTCGCCTCCAACTTTTTTCATTACATATCGCGCTACGTATCCCGCGCTCTGGGTTGTCACTTCTCCGATCGTGACGAATCCCTGGCCCCACACATCTTCTAAAAACTTTGATGTGTATAACTTTGTCCCGTCGCGTACGCTGTACACTGTCCGGTCATCCGCGAAATCTTCTCCAAACAATATCGCGTGATAATGGGGCCTTCCCAAGGCCTCCCGACCACCCACGATGGGGTGGGGGAGGGGGGTTGAGCCATCAACCCCGAGTACTTTTCCGTACTCTCCACAGTGAAAATACCTAAGTTTTTTCCCTGTTCTTTTCCGAAGCCTTTTCATAAACCTCTGAAATTCTTCGTGGTTAACGCTCTTATCTTCTGGCTCGTCTCGATATGTGAGCGTTATAAAACTGTTTCCTAATCCTTTTTCCGTATGAATTTGTGCTTCATGTACGCACCTAGTAGCCCATTGCTGGCTGTGTCGAAGACGACAGCCAATACATTTACCGCATGGGACTGACATTTTTTGACCCGTAGGTGACTCCCTACGGGATAAGGTGAACGCACCGCCGCGGCCATAGTAGCCGTCGATGGGGTAAAAACACTGCACGGTTTAAAGCCGAATTCCACCGCGCATCAAACCGGTTAACCGGTTCCTCTTATGACGACGTTGCGCCGTCATTGAAAACATTCGTTTTGATTTTCTTTTGTTGACTTTACGTCTGTAGCGCATCCTCAAGTCTCCTTTTCATGGGAGACTACACATAATAAATATTAAGTGTATGTCTCTTTCTGTTATTTTTTTATCGCACTGGACTCACTTTGTCCAGTGCTCTTTTTCCACTTAGTGACTTTTGGTGTCACTAAGCCATATGACATCAAGTAGGGTCATATGGCTGCTTACTCCGAAGCAGTGGTTTCGTTCTCTTGGACCGGTTGCGGCGTGCCATTGGAAATGGCAGCGACCTCACCGGTCTTCTCTATCAAGCCTAGCTTGATCATTTCGTCCGCATTTCCTTCGTCGTTGACAAAATCTAGGAACGCTGCCGGATCGTTTCCAAAGCGTGATCTGATGCTCGACGGCAGATCGTTGAACATCTCTTGTGCCTCGCATACAAGATTCATCGCATCTTGGAACGTCTGGCCATCCGCGATTCCGTATTGCGGACTATGTTTGGCGAAGTGCGTTATCGCACCTGTTTTCTGATATTTCGCCATTATGTGATTGATATCACATTCTTTAGCAAATGATTGCTTTGTGCGGCTTTCGCCGCCTACGTCTATACTTACCGCTTCGCGTGTGTAAGGTTTTCTAATTTCCACCCGGCATACTCCTGTTATTAAACTCTTCTTGCGTTACTTCTTTTGGTGGTGGCCTCGATCGAACTGATCTCGGGTCGTATTTTGGTTTCTTCTTACCGCCCAATACTGCTTCTTGTGCGGCGTTCACCGCTTGTTTAACTAACCAGGCACCAGCTGCTACTCCTATCGTAGCCATCGCTGTTTTCACATATTGGCTCATTTGCTCTTGCGACTTTCCGTCTGACGCCATACCTATTAACGATTGCGCTACCGTTGCTGGTACACCTATCGTATATAACTCCTGTTTTGCCTGTCTTACCTCCGGAGGATCATTCGGGTTATTTAATACACCTGCCTTTGTCTCCTCTAACGCTGTTTTTGCATTAGTTAACTTCACATTCGCTTCCGCTTGCGCCTTCGTTGCTAAGGCTGTGGATGTGTTATTAAACGCTTGTACACCTGCGCCAAGCGCGCTGTCTATTTTTGTTGATGCGCCACCTGGCGTACTGGCTGGGCTTCTGGCTGCTAATATTGGATTCAAACCCGCTAACCGCATATCTTTCACAGCGCGTTGATATGCGCTGTTCGACATACGCTCCTGAAACGCCATTTGCTCTCGCGCTAACCTAATGTTAGTTTTGTTTGCGCTTTTCTGCCCAAAAAAACCTAATGCTCCGCCTAAAGCTGATCCCGCTGCGGCTAACCAATTCATTAGAAATGATCCACCATTCCAGGAACACCATACAGTGGCATAGGCCGCACACAGTTCATATCAAAATATCCGTCAAACAAAAACTCTGGTTCTGACGGTACTGCTACAACCCTGGAAACGGGTGGGTTGTCTTCAATAAATGAGCTGTTCAATGCTGGTAATGCACTAAAGTCTTGCGCTAAATGCCAGCTATCTAAAGATGCCGCCGCATTACTTCTGAATGCGCCTGTGATGATACTTGGCTTGTATCGATATTCTGCGTATCGCTCTTGATAACCAAAAACAGCATCATCATCTGTGGTTCCCTGAAAATATATTTCTTTATTCAATACTGCCTGTTCACCGATGTTTGCTAACGCTGGCCAATAAAAATCATATCGTGTTTGGCGCGACCATAATCTGTTCATACCTTGTTGATATGTTAGATCAGCCCGTACATTAACGAGGCCGATAATAGTGCAATGCTCAGTAAAAGACTTAGTAAAACCAATACCATCCAAGGTCGCGGTACCCATCGCAGCAAGATTACCTTGAGGGGACGTACCATCTGTACTACTGGTTTGAGCAATTGGACTAATGTTGACCATGCGCGAACCGCCGCCGAGATACTCGCTGCGCCATCCTGCAGACGGCGTGGTAACTCCAAAATGAGCTTTAATAATTTCGACATATCGCGTGCCTCCGCGCGCGTCTCTTTCTAGTAATTTTTGAACTTGAAACGCTTGACGCAACTGATTGATTGTTGCTGCTGTGGCATCTGACAAATCTGCCACTAATCCTTGGTTTATACCGTCTGCAAAATATGCTGCACCGCTTGCA